GATCCCAAATTTGATCGACCCTATCGACGTTTTTGCCTCTCTTGAACGTATCAGGGAACAGGCTCCTGACAGCTTCCCAAGTTATAGACTGCATTTGCCGGGGCAGCAATCCGCGCTCCTGAGCTGCCCGTCGATAAGCCTCGGCAAAGATCGGATAGGTTCCGCGAATGCCGGTCACATCAGAGCCGCCCGCGCCGGGCGTACCCTTGGGTGGGCTGGTGTCGAGATTGTGCGCAACTTCCAATGATGACCCGGACAACGGGCGCAGCAGCCCTGCCGCCACTGCATGCGTATCCATCGTAACGTCGCCGTGCTTTGAATAGGGCGAGATAATATTGTTATAGAAGTTGCGGACCTTGTGCTTCTCGCCCATGAGTTGTGACAACTCAGATGGATCCTGCGCCTCGACCGAGCGGATAGCCTTGGCAATCTCAACCAAGGAACCCCAGCCAGCGCCTTTATCCGTCCCGCTGTTGGTCTTCACGTTGTCAGCGAAGTCGCCTTCGGGCGTGATTATCTTGTGCGCTGGAGAATTGTGCGCCTCGTCATACAGGCGGATCCACATCGCCTTGGCCACAGCCTTCTCTTTCGGCGGCAGGGGCAGTTTGTCGAGATCGCCAAGAGACTTGCCAGAAAGCATCGCATAGACAGGCTTGTAGACATCTTTGTTCAGCGAATAGGGAACACCCTTATCGTTCACGCTGTTAAAGCGCGCGTCCATCTCCGGGCTGAACTTGAACTGATTGTAGAAGTCCTCATGCCCGTGCGGCTTGATCGCCAACTGGCCATTGCCGCGCAGAGCGTCAAGCACGCGCTCGGCGCGCGAAACGTTCGCGTACCAATCCGTCTGCGGCGACAAAGCGGCAATCGCACCGGCCACCGAGTAATTCGGTACGCCGTACTTCTGCGACCAATCATCGGAAATTCTGCGACCGCCGTCGTACCAGAGCTTGCTGCGATCCCGAATGTGTTCCGGAACTGCGTCGTGCAGTGTCAACAGGTTGTCTTTTACATGATTGATGAAGTGTTCCATTACTTCATCATCACTTGCGCCAACCATGCTTTCTGGCATGTTCTTGTAGGTACGGAGCACGTCGGCCTGCTTCGAATAGAGCTTAGGCGTACTGCGCAGCGTCTCCATGTCGACCTTGGGCCGGTCGTTCGGATCGCGCTTGCGCCCGGCCTTCTCAGCCAGCAGGCGCTGCGGAATCCAAGCCGGATGGTCTTCCAGCTCAAGTCCCATTGATGGCTGCGGGTTATCCTGAGCCGGTTTTGCCCGACCACCCTTGGCCATATGCTGCTGGTGCATCCCGTACACTTGGCCGGCAAGTTTGCGCCATTCATCCATCGCGTCATACAGCGGCGCGGTCTTTCCACCCTCCGCCCTGCGAGGACGCACTGACTGCATGACCTGTTTGGCAAGGCGAACGGTGTAATCCATATCAGCGTCCGTGAACGAGAAGGTGGTGGATGATCTCAAGCGCCTTATGGACGGGGTCCGGCTTCGGCGCACCCTTGGCCTTGATCGTGCCGCCATCAGCCTCTTGCTGACGCTCAGGCATGTTGGCCTGCATCAAGGCACTAGCACGAACAAAATCCGCTGCACTGCCTGTTTCGTTGTAACGGGTCCAAGCGTCCCGCACTGCATTTGTGCGCGCGGCCATTGTTGCTTCTGCAGCTGGCGGCTGCGGTGCAAGGCTATCCGGGCGCTGAGGAGGTAGCGGCACGCCGGCAGCCTGACGCGCAACCTGAACGGCGCGAGCGGCGGGGGAAGGCGCAGGCATGCGATCATACCCGCCCACCGGCTGCCCCACAGGAGGTACTTCCCGCATGCGGTCGTAGCCGCCTACAGGCTCACCAATCGGACCTTCGCCTTGCGCAGATGTTTGAACCGGCGCTGCCGCAGCGGGTGGAACAACCGACGGGGCAGAAGCAGGAGCGGCTTGCGCGGGGGCATTATTGCCCATTATTAACCGGGCAATATCTATTGCCGGCGGCTCTTGTACGTTAGCGGCCCGGCCAATCTGATCTTCAATATAACGCTGATAAAGCGGATGCTCTAAACGTCTTTCCGCCTCTCCCATTGCGGCTTCAGAAGCGCGAGCCCGTGAAATCGGATTAACTTGACGAGCACCATATCCCATCAAAGTCTGAAACCCGGGACGACGCGTCTGGATCTCCTGAAGACGCTGCTGATTGCGCGCTTGCGCAACAAGCCTTTCAATCTCGGCTCGTTGAACTGCTGCCAATTCTTCCGGGTCAAGCGGTCTCTCTACCATCTCCGGGCGAGTTGGCGTCAAGATACGCAACATTTCGCTTGTGACTTCAGGGCGATAAAAATAATAACGTGGATTATCAACCATCACTGACCTCCCGGTCCTGCGGGCGGCATCAGGCCCGGTTGTGCTTCTTGCTCTGACCGCGCGATGTCTTCCATCGTCGGACGAATCAACGGATCAACGATCTCCGCGCTATAGGGATGCACGGCAAGGTTCTGCGCCAAATCCACAAGCTGAATACGCTCACGAGACGCGCGATCGGCTGCGCGGCTTTCAAGCTCGCGCTGCGCAATCTCCATCTCATTCTGCGCCTTCATCATATCAATCTGCGCCTTCATCATGTCGGTCTCGCCCTTCACCTGCGAGAGATGCTGGCGAGACTGAGCATCCATCATGGATGCGTTGGCCTTCATGCTGTCAGCTTGAGACTTCGCTTGCTTCTCCAAAAGCTCGGGCGGCGGATTACCCATCGTCTGCGGAGGCACCATGAACTGCTGCGGGTTGCTCCAACCCATCGCCTGCAAGGCAGCCGTGTCGATGGCAATCGGGTCGTACATCGAGGGATTGCCCGCCTGCAATTGCTTCAGGCCCATGATCTTCATCATGCGCTGCGTTTGAGACGCCGTATTCGGATCAGCCTGCGGCACTAGGTCGCAGTCATTCAAAGCCTGAAGGAACGTCTGCTGATCCCACTGATACGCAGGGCACCGATTACGTTGCCAGAAGGCTTCCGGGTTCTCCTTAAAACACTCAACCAGAAGCCTGAACTCCTCGGCCTGCGCCGCGTGCATGCGCTTGTGGACGCTGTTCAGGATTTTCGTCGCCTGATCGATCAGCGCCAGCGTCGTGCCCACCGGGGCATCTGACTTGCCCTCACCGACAGCCATCTCAGCCGTGCCGCCCACGCGCTGGCCGGTCTCGGCCATGTTCTGCACAAGGTTCATCAGCGCGCCGCCCGGCTCCTTGTACGGCAGGGGCATGATGGCCTGATTGATCGGCAGGCCGCCCGTCTTCACAGGCGCACCGCCGCCCGGAGGCACGCGGAAGATGTTGGTATTCTGGCGCAGCCCGCTGTCGGCGATCAAGAAGCCGGGGAAGTTGGCAAACATGCCGGCGTCAAGCATCTCGCGCCATGCCGCCGTGATGGCATTCGTCGTGTTGCCCAGAATGTGCAGCAAGCCAATGTCGTAGAACCCAAGGCCCGGCACGAACGTGTATTTCACGAAGGTCTTGCGCGCTTCAGGCAGGGGGCTGGCGCACTCCTCGGTCGGTTCCTCGTAATTGCGCACGATGCTCAGAATCTCGCGCGAAGACACGTCGATCGTCACGCGGTACGGGATCTCAAGCCCCGTCTCCTTGCCCTTGAACTTGTGCTCGAAGCCCCGAATATCCAGCTCGCAATAGCACTCGTAAATCTCGCGGTCGCGGTCCTCTGGCCGGAAACTACCCTGCGAAATGCCCTGCTGGTCCTTCTTGGCGCGCTGCGCGGCGTCTTCCTTGGCCTCCATCGGCGTCGTCAGGTCGATGTCGCGATAAACCCCAAGAATCTGAAGCCTCTTCACCGTCGAGGGCTTCATGAACACTCGATGCGTCACGCGCTTGGCGTTATCGAGGTCCGTGGCCGAATTGTTTACAATCAAGTCATCGGCGTCGACCGTCTCGCTCACCGGCCTGTTGCGCAGCGGGCAGAAGTAAACCTTCTTGAACGCTGTCCCGCCGAACCCAAGCATAAACAGCATGCGGTCGGTATCAGGATAATACTCGCTCGCTGTCGTCGTGAGATAGTGATTCAGGTCGCGCTGCAGGGCATTGGCAAGCTGATCTTCCTGCAAATTCGCATTGTTATTGTCGTTGCGGATCTTTACCGGCCCATCTGTCGGCAGCAGCTCAGACCGGGCATTGGCTTGGAAACGGAGGACCGCCTCGAGAAGCAGCGGGTGGCGTACGCGAGACATTCCCTCCACCGGAGCCCCGTCAGGCGTTCCCCCGAGCCCCGGAATCTCAATTTTGAGACCCAAAAGCTTGATCCCTTGCGCGCGATCATCAACCCACTCGGTACGCGACTGCACGTCGTCGTCGATGCCGTTCAGCAGCTCCTCGGCGATCCGGCTCAACTCGCCGCTGTCGATGTCCTCGACAAGATTATCGTACCAGCCCTCCGGCCCGCGCTCGTCCCCGTCCCGCAGAGGCTTACCGTCAATCGAGATCGTGATCGACCCGTCGTCATGCTCGATGCGCATGATTTCGCCGTTGTCGTTGGCCCTCTCCTTGTCCTCGCCGGGGATCAGTTGCACGACCGGCATAACGTCCAGTTCCTCTTGCGGGATCTGGCGAATGTTCGGCACGAGGCCCGGCGTCATGGGCATGGTCAGCCTTTCTCAGCAATCAAAGCTTCGATCTCTTCGACAAAGCGCCGAAGGCCCTCCTGAGCGGCCATTGTATCAGATGCCGCCTGAATAGTGTAGATGCGGACGAAGTCGTGGGGCTCCTTGCCCCAAACCTCAACCCGAAAACGCCCGAGGCGCACCGGCGTGGCGGCCAGTTCAACGTCGACAGTGGCGTTGGCGAGTATGCGAGACATGATTTCCTCAGACTGAATACAGCGGCTCCAAAGGCTTGCCGCGATGCTGCCGCCCGGTGTCGATCTCCGCGATCCGCTCCGGCTGGCGCACCAGTATACCTGTTTCTCGCAGATATTTCAGCGCCATGCTGGTCGTATCGACCAAGTCGTCGTGCTTCCCCTTCGGGAAAACCTCGCACTGGTGAATGACCTGATCCGCCCACCGAAGGTCCGGCGCATAAATCATCCCCTCGCTGAACAGATGCTGGACGCTGTACAGCCGCGCCAGCTTGTCGATCGCCCCCGGATTGACGAGCTGTACGCCCCAGTCCTCATGCCCGTACAGCCGCCGGATTTCCTGCCCGACGCTGATGCCCGACGCCTTGTTCTCAATCAGCAGATGATCGACCTTCATCCGCCGGCAGGACTTGGCAACCTTCTCAATCAGCTCAGGCAATTCCAGACGTTCCGCCCACGCATACATCAGCATGATCCGGGGCGTGCTCTCGGGGTTGTCGGGCAGCATATTGCCGATGCGCGTCATTTCGTCAAAACGCGCGGCCTCTTTCTCTGCATTCTTGAGTTTGCTTGATCGGGCGACGAAGTTGTTCGCCATCATTGGCGTGACGTCGCCGGAGAAGACGCCCCAGACCGTCAGGGCGCTGGGGTCGTTCTCTTGCTTCGTCGTGTAGGCGGTGTCGAGACTTGCCACCACGAAGTCAAACGGCGGGAAGCTCTCGCCCTCCCAAAGCTGCCACCAATCGCGCTTGATGACGCCGCCGCCTCTCGGGCTCGGCTCCTGTTGGTGCTGCCCGGCGGTCGCGTACGGCCCCATCGCGTTCTCGTCGCGATCTACGACATGCTCGGGGAAACGCTGCGGGAACAACAGCTCGCCCTCTTCGCTGCGCGGATCTTCCAGACCCAGCTTCGTCGGCGCTGCCCGCAACGGGTCGTATCGCATCGGCAGCATGATGTGGTCGTAGCCCAGCTCCTTCTCGATGATGACGCCGGAGACGTCCTCCTGATGCAGGCGCTGCATGATGACGACGATCGATGACTTAATAGGGTCATTGAGGCGGGTCGGGATGGCCTCAAGGAAGGTCGTCACTTCGCTCTCGCGCATGGCCTCAGACGCCGCGCTATCGACGCTGTGCGGGTCGTCGATGATCACCCGGTCGCCACGGATACCCGTCAGGCTGCTGATCGCCGTCGCCATGCGGAATCCGCCGGCGGTGTTCTGAAAGTTCAACTTTTCATTCTGGTCGGCTGTCAGGTTGACCTTGTCGCCCCAGCGCTCCTGATACCATTCGCTCGTGATGAGCTGACGCATGCGACGGCTGTCGCGAGCAGACAGGTTCTCAACCTTGTGCGCCGCGCAGACGTAGCGCAGGTGCGGCTTGCCCTTCGGCCCCCACTCCCACGCCGGCCAGAAGACGTTCGTCAGCAGCGACTTCATCGTGCCGGGCGGAATGTTGATCAGCAGGCGATTGTAGATGCCGCCGCCCTCAAGCCGGATCTCGTTTGTGATGGCCTCAAGATGCGCGCAGATGAAATCGATATGCCAGCCGTGGACATAGGGTTGACCGGGCTCAACGACGCTCCACGCCTGCTTCACGAAGGTCGCGAGGCTCTTTCCGCAAAGTATCTTGTCAACCTCGATCTTGGCCTGCTCGAGGCTGCCAAACTCGGCAGCGAACTTGTCGTAGAGGCCAAGGACTGCTTCGCGTTTTGTCATCGCACAAATCTAGGGTTCGGCATCGGAGCCTTCGAGACGGACATATAAAACTCGCCTTCAGGCGTCAGCCAGACACACAGGCGCAGGTTCTTCTTGTGCCTAGGGTTGTCTGTGTAAACCAGATCTCCGTCCGGCTCTTCGTAGCAGTAGCCGTGCTCGCAATCCATTTCGGGACGACGCAGCCAGCCTGCCTGCCAATGCCAGATGGTGTTGATGATCTTGTCCGTCATTTGCGCCTCACCTGATAGCCGAAAAGCGCGTCAGCCGCGACG